GTTACTTTTCAAGGAACAGGAACATTATCAAGAGGAACTGCTTAATAATACTGTATGAAATTTATTGACAGAGCAAAATCTCATTTTGAGTCTCTTGGTGTTCAACATATTGAAGTACCTGAATGGAAAGATGAAGCTGGCAATCCAAGTGTAATATATTGGAATCCAATAACTTTATCTGAAAAAAATAAATTATTTAAAAAATCAGAAAATTTATCTGATGTAAGTATTCTTGCAGATATTTTAGTAATGAAAGCACTAGATAAAGATGGAAATAAATTATTTATATTAGAAGATAAAATTGCATTAATGCACAAAGTAGACTCTGATGTTTTATCCAAAGTAGCAACCGCTATGGTTCAAGTTATCACTCCTCAAGAAGTAAAAAAAAACTAAAATCCGATCCTGAATTAAAAAATTTACTTATCCTTGCTGATAGGCTAAAAATAACTTTATCAGAACTTTTAAAAATGGAAGTTTGGGAGTATAATCATTGGCTTGGTTATCTTTTAGAAGAATCAGAACAAAATGAACAAGCTATGAACAAAGCAAGGCACAGATAAATGGCTCAAAATTTAAAAATTAATATATTAGCAAAAGATAGAACAAAACAAGCCATGACTTCAGTAAGAGGGGGACTTGCAAAAGTTAAATCTGCTGTTTTTAGTTTGCAAACAGCATTTATTGGTTTAGGTGCTGGATTAGTTATAAAAAATTTAGTTAGTACAGGAAAAGAATTAGAAAATTTAAGAGTCAGATTAAAATTTTTACTTAAAGATACAAACGAGGGTGCAAAAGCTTTTGACAACATGGTCAAGTTTGCATCTAAAGTTCCTTTTTCACTACAAGAAATACAAGCTGGTTCTGGTATTCTTGCAACTGTTACAGATAATGCAGATGATCTTCAAAATATGTTGGAGATTACAGGTAATGTTGCGGCTGTAACAGGTTTAGATTTTAGAACAGCATCAGAACAAATTCAAAGATCATTTAGTGCTGGTATTGGTGCGGCAGACTTATTCAGAGAAAAAGGTGTTAGAAATATGCTTGGCTTTAAAGCTGGTGCAACAGTTTCAATAGAAGAAACAGTAGCGGCTTTTGAAAAAGTATTTGGTAGAGATGGTAGATTTGGTAATTCAACAGATGAACTAGCAAAAACATTTGAGGGTACTCTCTCAATGATTGGCGATAAAATATTTAACTTTAAAAAAGTTTTACTTGAAGCTGGTTTGTTTGAAGAATTAAAAAAACAATTCGGTGACTTAGATAAATTTTTAGAGAGTAATGGAGAAAAAATAGATATTATTGCAGAGAAAATAGGTAGAGGTTTAGGAATAGCTTTTAAAGGTTTGGTAGATACACTTAAATTTTTGAAAGATAATATAGATTCAATAGTATTTGCTTTAAGTGGTCTGATAGCTTTAAAAGTTGCTTTATTTTTTAAAGGCGTGACGACAGCAATCGCTGGAATGACTATTGCCATGAATGGCTTTAACATGGCTACAAAAAGAAATATTATATTTGGAAGTATAACAGTTTTTGCTTCTGCTATGGGATTTTTAATTCATAAATTTAAAGAATTTAAAGGAGAATTAAATGCAGAACTTCCTACATTTAAAGAATTAAATGAAGATATAGCAAAACTTGAAGTGAGATTAAAACAAAATAGTAAAGCATCTAAATCAGCAATTAGAGAACAAATAGCTTTAAAAAAATCACAATTAGCACAATTAGAAACTGAGTCTGGTTTATTACATTTACAAAATACTACTCATATGAGAAATATGAATTTACAATTAGGAATTTTAAATTCAAAAGAAGAAATAACAAAAGAAACACAAAAAGCATTTCATATATTTGAATCACACCATAAATTAGTAAAAGCTGTTGAAAATGCTGAAAAACAACGAGCAGAAAGATTAATTGGTTCTAACAGAAATATATTTGAAGAAACTAGAGAATTAATAAATTTACAAGAAAAGGCAGAACAAGAAAGAATTGAAAAATTAATTAAAGGAAATAGAAATGTTTTTGAAGAACAATTAAAAGTAGCAGAATTATTTAAAAAAGATAAAGGTGCATTTGATGGATTTAAAGAAGGACTTGAATCAGAATTTGATGTTACAATATTTGATAGATTTAGAGAAGCTGGACAATCATCTTTACAATCATTGAAATCAAGTATTACTGATTTTGTTATGACAGGTAAATTAAGTTTTAAAGCTTTAAAAGAAGCAATAATTAGATCATTAGTAGAAGCATTGGTTGGTCAAGCAGTAACATCAGCTTTAAGAAAAGCAACAGAAATCTTTAAATTACAAGCTGTTAGAGAGGGATTAATTTCTGTTTATAAAGCGGCACTTAAAGCTTTTGCATCTATACCTTTTCCTTTGAATATTTTGGCGGCTGGTGCAACAATAGGTGCTGGAATGAAATTAGTTGATAAAATAAAAGGTTTTGAATCAGGTGGTGCAGTAAGAAAAGGTCAACCAACAATAGTAGGAGAAAGAGGTGCTGAAATGTTTATACCTAATTCATCTGGTCAAATAACTCAATCTGCTAGAGGTACAAATGGTGGTGGAGTAAATGTTAATTTTAATATTAATACTGTTGATGCTTCTGGTTTTGAAGAATTACTTGTAAGATCAAGAGGTACAATAACTCAATTAATTAATAATGCAGTAAATGAAAAAGGGAGAAGTAGTATAATCTAATGTCAGGTGCATTTCCAATATCTTCAGCTAAGTTTCAAACTCTTGGTATTAAGAGCATACAGAATACAATTATTTCTAAATCACAATCAGGTAAGAAACTTGCAAGACAAATAGATGGTCAAAGATTTGCTTTTACTGCACAAATAATTACAGGAAAAAGATCAGATATTTATGGTGAACTTATGGCCTTTATAATAAAACAAAGATCGAGCAAAGAAAATTTTACAATAATCCCACCTGAAATAGAAGATGCTAGAGGTAGTGAAACAGGAACAGTTTTAGTAAATGGAGTTCACGCAGTTGGTGATACAACAATAGCTATGGATGCTTTTGCTGGAGATGGTGCTGGAAGATTTAAAGCTGGAGATTTTATTAAGTTCGCATCACATGACAAAGTTTATATGGTAGTAGCAGATGTAACAAGTTCTAGTAATGCGGCAACAGTAACAATAGAGCCACCTCTTACTACTGCTCTTGCAGATGACTCAGAAGTAACTTATGACAATGTTCCATTTACAGTACACCTTACAAATGATGTCCAAGAGTTCGGTGCTGTTAGTGCAGACAAAGATGGTAATGTTTTATATCAATTTGAATTAGATGTAGAAGAAACCCTGTAATGAAATATAAAGTCACTTATTGGCTTAATGCTGATTTTATTGCAGAAGAAATCATAGACGAAGAAAATATTAATTTTAAAAATAATGATCTTGGTAAGTATAATGAGCCTACCAAAAATGCTAAATATATTGTATTAGATAGTATAAAGATAAACAGAAGAAGTTACGAGAAATATGACGAGAAGCCTAACATCAGCAGTAAAGACAGAACTAGCAACAAATGATATTAGACCTGTCCACCTTATAACTATTGGTTTTGGTACTCCTGTTAATATTACTGATTGCTCTTTTCCAATAACATCTTCAGTTTCAGGAAGTTCAGTTACTTATTCAGCAAGTGATTTTATTATGGGTGTTTCAGATTTTTCTGAAGAAACTGATGTCAATTTATCACCAATATCAATTTCTTTATCAGGTGCAGATCAAACATTTATTTCAACAGTATTAAATGAAAATGTAATAAATGATGCTGTAACTATATTCAGAGGATTTTTAAATGATAGTAATGCTTTGATAGCAGACCCTTTTTTATTATACAAAGGAACAATAGATAATTTTGCAATATCAGAGTCTGATACATCAAGCATAGTAAATTTAGATATTGTATCTCATTGGGCTGACTTTGAAAAAAAATCAGGTCGTAAAACTAATAACACATCACAACAAAGGTTTTTTAGTACAGATTTAGGAATGAATTTTAGTTCTGAAACAGTTTTAGATATTAAATGGGGTAGAACATAATGGGATTTTTAAAAAAAGTATTTAAAGCAGTAACAAAACCATTTGAAGCAGTTGTAAAAATATTCGTACAAGCTATTTCATGGTTAATACCAACACCTGATATTCCTGATTTTGGTGTAGGTGAGTTTGATGATTTTGAACGAGGTATATTACTTAATAAACAAAGTAATGATGCGTCTATTCCTGTTGTATATGGTGAAAGACTAATTGGTGGTGTTCGAGTTTTTTTAGAAACTTCAGGAACAGACAACGAGTTTTTATACATGGCTCTTGTTATGTGTGAAGGTGAGATTAACGCAATTTCAGAAATAAGAGTTGATGACAAAGTTGTAACATTCACAGGTGCTATGGCTGATAACACACAAAGAACAGTAGCAAGTTCAGATAGTAATTTC